GATACTCAAAGCAGACTCTGGTGAACCACCACCGCCAGTTGGCGACACACTTGACCGCACACCGCCAGCACCACCACCACCACATTGTTCTGCGGCAGTTCCTGGCGAACCACCGCCAGCACCAACAAGAAAATCTACGCTAATCAAAGTAGAAATCTGCTGACCGAAAGTTGATACCGCTTGCCCTACTCGTGTGCGCTGACCGTATCTAGACATCGCTAAACAGCAATTCTGTTTACGAAACCTGCAATCATCACAACATTGGCAGTAGCACAAAACGCACGAACAACAAGCGGTGTTGCGTTGCCTTTGATAACAAGACCAGCCGTAATCAAATACAAACCTGACTCAGCAGGAACAGTGAACTCAATCAGATCATCAGGCGATGAAACACCACCCCACTCAACAGTCAGTTTTCTTGCAGTCGTATCAGAGTTCACCGCATACAACCAAATCTCGTCAAAAGTTGTGGCAGTAGATGAACCTGTGTGAATTGCTGTGCCAGCCGTAGCAGTAGCAGCCACCTTAATCATTCGCCCGTCTGTGCTACCTGATAAAGCGATCTTGCTAAATGTTGCCATCGTGTTCCTTTAACTAAAAACTTGTGTTGATAAAATCAGTTGATCACTTGTGGTTGATGTTCCTGAAGCAACCCAATTCGCACCGTCATAATACTGTAATTCGTCTGACGCTTCAATGTATGCGAACTGTCCTTCAGCCAAAAGTTTCTCGCCAGCACCACCGAACGCTGCATCACGAGTAACAGTTGTAGCAAACACGGGAATTCCTGTGCCTGCGCTGATATTCATATTCGATGCGGTCAGCACCTCTGCTGATGCGAACAACGGGACTTTGACTTGGGTGTTAGGCACGATCTAAGTATAGCCTATGCAAGAGCGTTCGTGCTATCAAGAATACCAAACACCACGTCGTCGAGTATCAACTGAAACAGCACCTCAGTGTTGAACAAACCGATAGACACCCGATGTTCGCCTGGTGTGATCACATGGTTTAAACGTTCAACCGCATAAAGTTCTGTTACTGAAGCAGGGCTGCCAGTTGTATAGGTTCGGGTGATCTCGACGACGTCTTGCAGTTCAAGTGCGTTAATCGTGTTGCGATCGCCTGCGCTCATAGCCGAAACAATCAGCCCAAGATCATCGAAACGATACTGTGGCTCAGCGTATAAAGCCACCAGATAGTTTGCCAGTGTTAAAGCAGCGGCATCGTTTTGAAGCAACAGATCAGGTAGCGCGAATGTGCTGATACCGAATTCTGTTTGTGAACTGGCGTTGTCAGCGACTTGAACTGTGCCACCCTCGACGGTTGCCTGGATACGGTTATACAGAAACTCTTGCCCATAAATAACTTGTAACGCTGTGTAAGGTATGTCTGTGCCAGCGTCAGAGAACACCGCCATAGTCGGTGCGAACGAAGCAGACAACCGATCAGTGAAAGTCAGTTTGCCATCAGCAGCCACAAAACAAGCACCCTGTTCACTCGTAGCGATCGACTGCAAATAGGTTAAAGCGTTCGTGTTCGCATTGATTTGGTATGCGCCTAGCGTTGTTTGCCCTGCGTCAATGTCACGTGTAGTCAAAGGGTAATCGATCTCAGGCAAATCTAAAAGGAAATCAACCCGTGAACCTGACAACTCGACGCTAGGTGTCACATCATTCTCGACCACAGTGTTTGCTAACAAAACGAAATCGTCAGCAGCCGTAAACTGAACCGTGCTCAACTGATAGTCGTAGATCACGTCGATGTCGGTGATACGACCTGTGAACAAATGGTTCACACCTGATGTGATCGTAATTTTTCGGCGTGGCACAACACCTGAACGCCCAGCCGCCGCATCATAGTAAGGTGAAGCGGTGTTGATCGGGTCGAACCGTCTGTCATTGTTTAACAAAGTGATCGAGCATTGACCAGCATTGAACTGTGAAAACTGGTCTGATCTGCCACGTGTGATAGACACCTGTTGACAGTATTCGGTGATGTCGACGCCTTCCAGGTTGCCGTCGAGCACGAATTGTGTGTTATCTAAAACACCTGCTTCTATATCGTCGAGCACGAAAAAATTGGTGATGAAACCGACTTCTGCGAGAACGGTGATCTGTTCACCTGATGCGAGTGTGGTAGCCATTAAGCCACCGTCAAAGGCAAAGCACCGTTCGTTCGCTCATACCGTTTCAAAGCGTTCACAATTTGTGTGCCGATATCTTTCCCGTCAGCACCCATACCAGCAGTTACTTGAATGTTGTATGTGCTACCGAATGAACCCATACGATCTAACGGAATGATTGCTTCAGCACCACGCTCACCAGCGATAATGTTTGTTGCTTTTGTAACCACACCACCGTTCGCCATAAACATCGGTGGAAACATTTTATATAATTCTTCAATCTCTTTTTCTGACAACATCGGAATACCAAAATCGCCACGACCAACACGACCAAGATCATCTAATTGTTCTTGTGTGAAAGGGGTTGTGAAACCACTATCAGCAATAATGCCCTTGAAAGTTTCAGCGATATCGGCTGCTTCACGTGCAGCAGCAGGCACACCTTTAGCAGCGTCACGGCGTTTTTCCTCAGCGTCAGCCAACGCTTTAACCGCATCAGTTTGACGTTCGAGTGCAGCCGTTACCGCGTCATTGGCGTCGACCTGGTCTTTTTGTGCTTTCACTAGATCGAGCACCGCGTCTTTATAAGTCTCGCTGCCGACTTGTGCACCGTTGATCGCTTCATCTAATCGCAGTTGTGCATCAGTCAATGCTTGCGTCGAATCGTGCTGTGTATCGGTAGCATCGGCGACTGACAGTTTGGCTGAAGCCAAAGCGATCTCTGCTTCACGTATCGCTTGCGGTGTAGCAGCAGGGTCTTTGCGTAGATCAGCCAACGCTTTTTCAGCGTCTTTAACAGCGAACACCGCTTGTTCAAGTCCGTAGTTGGCGCGTTCTAATCCGCGTTGTGCTTTGCTTCGTTCACGGTCAGCGTCTTTCGCTTGTTTCGATTCGCTACCGTATCCGTTGGTTATCAGGTTGAAACGTTTTTGCGCTTCAGCAAGTGCCTGTGTTTTCTCTAGCAGGCTCTTGTTTGAATCGTTCAGTTGTTTGTTCGCATCACGCAAACCACGCTGTGCTGTGGTTACACCTTTGATCGCGTCGACGTATTTGCTTAATTTCTCTGAAGCCGATTCGACAACACCACCACCGCTGGATATCGCTTTGTATCCTTTGCCTGTGTAATCAACCAGTTTACCTAGACTTAATGCGATAGCCGTGTAACGATCTGATTGTGTTTTCAGTTGTGCTTCAGGTGTGACAACCAGGCGCAAAGCACCAGCCGTGTTCATCGCTTGACGTTCAAGGTTCTTTAACTGTTGCTCAGTGTGATTAGTGGCTTCACCCACACGACCAAACGCAACTTCACCAATCTTTGCGATCTTGGGAAGCCCTGCACCAAAGAAGTTTGCTGCTTTAACTAACAGATTAATTCCGTCAATAATCAAGTTGATGCCTTTGATGTAAGCATTAACCAAAAACTCAACATACCCAATCACAAAATTGATGACCGTGTTGATTACTTTTCTAAAAGTTTCAAAGTGTGTATAAGCATAAATAACTGCTGCACCAACAGCGATCATCGCAATCACAATGCCTGCCACAATCAAAGCAATCGGGGCAGCAGCAGCTGAAGCAGCAGCAGCCGAAGCACCAAACAGTTGCATAACAATCGTGCTAATACTCAAAGCAATATTGAAAGCGATAATACCAACCGCAAGCAAACCGATACCAGCAGCAAACACAATCACAGTCGTTTGGTGATCAGCCAAGAAACCAACTACGACACTCAATACGGCAGTAACTTTTTCAAGCGCAGGCAACAAAGCCGCACCGATACTTTCTTGAAGTTCACTGAAATTGTTTTTCAGTATCTTCATCTTGCCTGAAGCGGTGGTGGCTGCGTTAGCGGTTGCACCACCGAAAGTATCGCTCAACGATTGAAAGATAACTTCTGTTGAAGCA